TATCGATGAAGTTATCAGATTGCTACAGGAAATAAAAGACCTGGGCGAGTCTGGTAAAGAAACAGTAAGCAAGGCTAAGTCTACTGCAAAGAAGGCTAAGTCGGTAGCTAAGAAAGTAAAGCGAGCACCAAGCGCGTATAACAAGTACATGAAGAAGAAACTTGCAGAACTCAAAAAGAAACATCCACGATCTAACCATCAAGTATTGTTCAAGAGAGCTGCAAAGTCTTGGAAGAGATCACCAGAAAGAAAGAGGTCGTTAAAGTGAAAGTAATGCAAAAAGAATTTGGATACGTACAAGTTACTTTAGGCGGAGCACCTAATCAATATTCTATTGGTGCTTCTCAAACAAATTGGGAACAACCAACTCCACCTCAAGGCTTAGTTGTTTCAAAGTCATATTTTGATTTGGCAGGATTAACAATGCGTGAAAAGACATTGTTCTTTCAAACAGCACTGGTTCAACAATTAGGACTGCCTACAATAACTTCTGGAGCTGCAGGAGACTTTGTCAATATTTATGACGTTATGACTTCATCTCCAATGACAGATGCCGAACTTCAACTATTCCCTGGTAATGCTAACTTCTCTGGATTAGGATCAACATCAACTACTGGTTTAACCTTCGACCAAACAATCTTTGCTCGTGCTCGAACATATTCACTTACTGTTGATTTACTAGCATCTGGATACTTGCCTAAGATTAGTGATCATCAATTAGGTTCACTAAGCCCAACAGCATCTGATAGAATTTATTGTTATCGAATCGTATTTGTCAACGCTGGAGGTACAAGCAAAGACATCACCATTCCACCTGCTAGATATATTCTGTCTGCAGATGCAAAAGAAGAAGCAGAGTTTGAATACCTCATGCGACTAAAGAGATCATACGAACTTCAACAATCATACGATGAGGATTGATATGCCACTTGCTCCTGAACTTGTTTGGCTCGAAGAACAGTTGTTCGAAGAGAGTCAAGTGCCACTAAGAATACTTTCAACATTTCATCCCCTGGTAAGAATTCCTATTATTGCTTATACACTTGCAGATCCTATCGCAACCGAATTAGCAATCAGAACTATTGAGGCAGGTGGCGTAGGAGCCCTTGATATCTTTACTCCAGAAATACGACGGTACGAAGATACCGCACTCGTAGGATTGGGAGGCATGATAATATGAGTACAGAAGAAGAAACTTCAATTGAAGAAAAGAAAACCACAACTACAAAATTTGCTGAGTGGCTTATGGCTCGAGCAGAAAAGAAAGAAGCAAAAGAAACATCCTTGGAATCGTTGATGAAGTTTAACGTCTTTCTTTCAATTGCTACATTGGTCTCGGTTGCTGGAGCGACTGTTGCAGACTATGTTCTGATGGCTTGGCTTTGGATCTAAGACTTGTAGTTCTTCAGACTTTCATACAATGCCAATGATTCTTTCAGAGTCATGACAACTATTGTCATTGATGCATCATCCTCAAGTTTCTTGATGAGCTGATTCAAAACAAATGCTGGAGTGTAGTCTTCGATGTCAAACGATTCATTCAAACGATCTGTACAACTTTTGGCAATCCAAGCACTCCTGGAGTCAAAGTAACTGAGTTTGTCATCTATCCGAGCCAGGAGCGAAGCAGGGAGCGTTATTCCGATTGCTTTTGATGGATCGGTACTTCTTCTTCTGCTCATTCTTCTTCCTCCTGGTTCTCTGGAACAAACAATGTTTGCATGTGATCTATCCAGATGCTAAGAATAGTTCCATCGTTTCGAATTCGAATGTAACCAATATCCTTGTTACCGCCGATTCCATAAATTCGTTCGTGATGACTACCCTTGCTCATTCTTCTTCCTCCTGGATATCACAAAAACAAAACCAAACTGTTTCTTGACAACATTCACACATTCCGTTGATATCAAAAGTCATTCGTGACACCCCTGGCATTGTGATATGAATCTAAAATCAATGACACATTCATATCCAAACTTCTTCTGATCGTGGAATATTCGTCCGTGATTGCAGAGTTCCACTTCTCCGCATGTGTTACATACGACGCACATGATTGTCCCACTATCATATACTATAAGAATCAATATGATTGATTACTTCTATTCGATTCGATTTTGTAGCGTAGGTGTAGAGCAGTATAGCATATTTACCGCTACAGCAAGCGTAGGTTAATGATTCCAGTGTAAGAACTAATAGATATACATAGAACACTATCATTATAGGCTCTAGCATATCAAGAAGGTTTGGAGGAGAAGGACTAGTCTGGCGCACATATACCGCATGTCTTCTCCTCCACCCTCAAAACCGTGATTATTATGGCCACAAAAAAGACAAGCATGTTTACCCTAACCGAACGAGTAACGATTTCTGCAGCTGCGACAGATACTTTCGCAACAATTGACCTTGGCAGTTACGTTGACGTTGGCGATCGCCAAGCACTACAGATTCACAGCGTTGATTACATCTTCCAAGGAACTGCAGCTTCAACAACGATGACGGCAGCAATGGGCGGCTCTGGTGAAATCAAAGCACAACTCCTTGACCTCAACCGTGGCGGTCTTGTTTTTGCTAACGATCGAGCGCTCATTTCCTCTGGTGCATTGAACTACGACATTGACGGTTTCCTAACCCGTGATGTTGATTTGTACCCAGACAATTACGGCAAAGGTGCAGATGACGGACGATTTGTTGTTAATGACCAATTGTACGTTACTTGCCGATCTTCTGCAGTTGCCAGTAGTCAAGCAATCAACGTGACTGTTCGAGTTAATGCATCTATTGTTTCCCTCAGTGCAAAAGACTTCATGGCCATTGCGATTCAATCAACAGCTGCAGATAACTGAGGTGGACTCAGTGTCTATCGATGAAGTTATCAGATTGCTACAGGAAATAAAAGACCTGGGCGAGTCTGGTAAAGAAACAGTAAGCAAGGCTAAGTCTACTGCAAAGAAGGCTAAGTCGGTAGCTAAGAAAGTAAAGCG